GGACTATGAAACCGATTACGGTTTGCCAGTAAACGCAGTGGATAGAGGCGAAGTTGTAAGAGTCGAATGGGATTTCAAGACACAAACTTGGATTGTGGTAGAAATTGAGCACGCCAACTTTTAACCAAACACCCCTATAAGCCCCTAGGTTGCGTTTAGTAGCGTAGCCTAGGGGTAACCCTACCTCCACCCTTTATAATTCAATAGCGACCATCCTAGAGGCTTTTAAGGCTATTCGGGTAGGTCTTTCCAGTCACCTTTACCATTCCAGGTCTTTTCAGGGTGGACAGGTTTAGCCTTGCGGAGCGTAGTTCTAGTTTCTGGGTCGAACTTGGTTAGGTAGCTACCGTGGTCTTCCCAACCTTGAGGATCATCTCGTAAAGCGTTTAATCGAAGGCGTAGTTCTTTTTCTGATTCCTTACCCATAGGTTCCTCTTTTGTTTTATTACTCGCACCAACTGCAACTGGATTGTTCTTTATTAAATTATCTTTATCTGGATCTGAGTCAGATCCAATAGAGTTTTTATTTTGGATCTTAGTAGGGATCTTAGTAATGGATCTTAGTAGTGTATCAACTTGATACAGATCGGACCCCTGTTTTGATACAGATTGACCCTCGTTTTGATACACGTCACTAGGCTCACCTGTATCAACCTGATACAGATCGGTTAAGGTATAGTATCTAAGTCGTCCCTTTCGATGAGTCTTGATGTACCCCTCAGATATCAAGAGCTGAACCGCTCTTTCAGCTGTCGCCTCAGATTCGTTGATGCGTTTAGCGATATCGGCACGACTAATCCAACAGCCGTTAGGGTTGTCCTTGAAACTATAAATAATGCCGTAGACTAATACCTCTCGGGCAGTGAGCTTGCCCCTTAACAGGTTCTTGAATGTCTTGTAGAAATGACTATTGAGTGGTAAGTTTTCCATATCAGTTCCATTAGAGAGCGGGTTTTACTTTCGACGGTAGCCCGCTCTTGTTTTATTTCCCTCACTTATACCCTCCCACGAAATACCCGTAAAGAAATATAAAAATAATCCGAATCTATTCCTTGCTTGCTGTAATCTTTTCTGTCATAGTGATGCTGTAAACAGTAATTTGTTTATGTAACTAAGGAGATAAATATGGAACAACAATGGGCATTAAAGGTAACACCTGAGCACGTTCGTAGGTTTGAACGTGACTGCCGATACTACGCTGAGGAGCCAGTGACAGCGGAGTTGGTGCGAAACGTATTGTATGCATATGGCAGTGAATTAGCTTGCCGCCGCATTAAAGATACCTTTAAGCACTCGGAGCACAAAGTATCATTCGGATACTCTAACAACCTTAACACCTGGTATTTTGGTTTAACCATTGAAGGAGTGTAATCATGAGAACAATTCTAACCCTAATCGCCATGCTTCCAAGCGTAGCCGTGGCACAAGTCACCCAAGAGCAGTTTAACGCTATCATGGGGTTCCCACCGCCACCCCAACAGCCAGCGCCAGTGTACGGGCTACCAGTCCAGCCTGTGCTTCCTGTGCCACAGGATAAAGGACCCTGGGGTACAGGCTACAGCATCGTGACAACCACTAAACCCAAGCGGAATATCTTCGACTCTGACCTAACAGGCGAGGAGACCGTACAGCGGGTAGTGCCTAATGATGCTCTTGGGCAACCGCTCAAGGGATTTGATTTTGGATATTAAGCAGTACAACAACTAGGAGAACGTATATGCAGACAATAGTGAGAATAGGCTACGTCGTAGTCGCAGTAATTACCCTAATAGCCCTTCAAGGCTGTACGGGTATCGAAATGGGTGGAAAACTGTGGATAAGTCGGGTGGACGAACGCCAAGAATCCCAAAAAACCCATAACATTCCGCTGAAATGCTACCTATGGCAGGACTGTTCACAAGCTGTGGAAAACGTAAAATAAGGAGGCACCAATGAAAGCTATTAAAGACCTATTGTTCACGCCAACTGGCATCGCTGTCACTGTGCTTCACCTAGCCTTTTTTGTGGGTGTAGTAACCTGCGCAGTGGGGTTCCGTGTCTACGTACTAGGGGATGACCCTGCGGCTGCTGTTAAAGCCACAGCCACCCGACGATGAGCCAGGACCAGGGCAGCGGCTGGTTATGCGCTGCAATCGTCGTATTAGCTTGCTATACGGCATTACCTGAGACCCTAGTGTACCATCAGACACGGCTACTTCGTGCTCCCATAGAGCCTTCCAGGGGCGTTATAGAAGCAGAGGTAGACCGAGCTGCTAAGGCGTACCAACTCCACCCCAGATTGCTTCATGCGCTGGTAAAAGTGGAGTCTGGCTACCGTCAACTAGCTGTCTCACCTGTTGGAGCACGTGGACTATCCCAGGTCATGCCGTTTAACTACCGACGGTGTGGACTTAAAGATGCTGGGGAGTTGTTTGATCCAGTAAGTAACCTACGGTGCGGTGCGCTGATACTGCGACAAGAGATAGACCGACTCGGCAACCTTAGAGACGCTCTTACGGTATACAACTGTGGGCGTGTCCAATGCCGAGAAGGTAAACAATATGCACAAAAAGTAATTAACCTGTTTACAGCTAAAGGATAATGCTGTAATCAGTAGGAACCTTTTGTAACTAGGAGGAACAAATGATCGTAAAAACAATAGAACCAACACAAGCCGTTTTAGAGCTGTCTGATGTCACGTTCACCGTGAACATCGAGCAGAAAGACGGTCGAGTGTACTTGCACCCCGAGGACGGCTGGAATGGGCTCAGTCTAAAGACTGGGCGTGATCCAGAGTGGCTTAACGAGGAAATCGACGAAGCCATCTATAACGCTATGCCTGACTTATGGAGCATAGAGCAAGTATGAGCCAGACAGTTGAGTGCATTGAGTGTGGGTACGTACAACCCGCTGATGAATACGATGCTAAAGAGCCCTGCGTAGGCTGTAGAGCGCTAGATGATTACCTAGAGAACTACGGGCAGCGCAGATGGCAAGAAGGACAACAGAGCTGGTACGAGTTCTGGGAACAATGTGAGCGAATCAAAGGAAAACTATGAGTAAAGAAGTAACAACAACAAACAATTCAATCGAGATGCTCCACGCTCTCCGTAACACAGTAGCACCAGGACTTACCGAGCCTGAGTTCATGCTATTCGCTGAGATGTGCAGGGCGACAGGACTAAACCCAGCGACAAAGGAAATCTGGGCTATTAAGGCAGGTGGACGCTTGCAGCTAATGACGGGGATCAATGGGTTTCTAAAGATTGCCAACAGTCACCCTGCCTTTGATGGAATGGAAGTGTCGCACGAGTGGGACGACAAAACGCTTGTTTCATGTACTGTCAAAGTCCACCGCAAGGACCGCAAGTTCCCAGCTATAGCTACCGCATACATGACCGAGTACGCCAAGCCAACGCCTATTTGGAAGCAGATGCCGTCAGTAATGCTTGCCAAGTGCGCTAAGAGCCTTGCAATACGTGAGGCTTTTATACAAGAGCTTGGCGGTCTCTACACAGCAGAGGAGATGCCAGCATCATTCGCCGCTCCTACACCTCAACCGCCTGAAGGTCATGAGGTAGTAGTGAGCACAAAAACAGGCGAGGTGCTCGGGTTTAAGAAAGAAGACGTGGAAGTAGAAGGATTAAAGCCAATAGACATAGCGGCTGAAATCAAGCGGCGTACCCAGCCAACTTACTACGATGTCACTAAACTACCTGAGAAGCATCAGGCAGCCGCTGAGCAGTACCTACGAGAATGTGAAGCAAGAGAGGTTAAAGAGCACGTCTGGCGAGCGCCAATACGCCTAGAACGCATGACCCAGTGCATCGTGGAGGCGCCAGATGAGACTGAAGCATAAACAAGAGTTGTTAAAGCTAAGATTGGAGAACGTAGTAAATGGTAACAGAGCACTCACTCAAACGAAGGAAGAAAAAAAAGCGAGACTGGAAGCGAGACGACGCCAAGCACGTAAGAGACGGCTGGAAGCGTCATACTACCTACTACCGTATAGAATCGATCAGCTATTTGCAGGAGATTTCAACGTCAACAGGTCAGTTTCTCATGGACGTGATTGAAGATGTCATCAACTTCTACCGCAAAAAGCATGGATGAGATTCTAGCGGCGCTCGATGCAGCACTAGCGCAGTTTGACACAGACGAACACTTATCAGTATTCGAGCTAGGTCAAGCCGATGGTCTGCGTTGGGCAAAGCAAATAGTAGAGGAAATAAAAAACCCGCCGGACTCCGATTAAGTGGTTTCCGACGGGCGTAACTAGGAGGCATATATGAAATATGCTTATCAGCATCGTACCAGAGGACAACACACGGTGTCCAGGGACATGGTTAAGCTGGAAACAGTATTAGCAAGCGTAACAAACAAACTAAGGAAAAGTATGAACAAGCCAGTGAAAGACTTCAAAGAGAAAGGCGTTAGTGTAGCAGTGTGGGAGACCCGCAACGGTGGCTACTCAATCAGCATTAGCAAGCGGTACAAGGACAAGGTATCAGGCGAGTGGAAGGAATCTAAGTATTGGTTCAAGGAGGACTTAGGCAACCTGATCATCATGCTGCAAGGCGCACTAGACTTCTGCGGTGGTGCTGAAGTGCATAGAGCTGAAGGTGTACCAAGCGGTCAAGGTAAGCCAGGTAAGCCAGCGACGTACGAACTAACTCAGGAGGAGATTGATGACCTCCCATTCTGAGGTTGTATTTACACTAGAAGACGTGATCCTTGGCGCTAAACACGCAGAGCTTAGAAACTTTGAATCACTACACGCAGGTTACACAGACCGCTTCATGGCAACAGAAATTAGCCCCATGCAAAAGCTAAAGAAGGAAGTGTGCGGTGTACTGGGCGAAATAGCAGTAATGAAGTTTCTAGGCTTAAAGTCAGCGCTGAGGATTAACGGATTCAAACGGGACGCTGATATTGGTGACGATATAGAAGTACGCACCATTCATCGCCCTGATGGATGCCTAGTAATCAGACCAAACGAGGACACTTTGCGGCGTTATGTACTGGTTCATGTACATGAGTTCAAAGCAAAGCTACTCGGCTGGATTCCTGGCTACGAAGGAGCATTAGAGGAGTACAAGAGTGATCCAGGCAATAGAGGCAAGCCATGCTGGTCAATACCGCAAGGCAGACTCTACCCAATGCAAGATTTTGATAGGAGAAAACATGAGCAAACCGCATAAACAATGGACTGATAAACAAACGTTACTTTTAGAAGCAGCTCGACAATTCGCATACAAGTATATCGAAACAGTTCCCCAGTTTGGTAATTCAATCGAAACAAAAGTAAATGCTTTTATGACGGGTTATTTGAAAGGAGTAAGAGACTGCGGATTTGATTTGTTTGATCCAAAAAGCCTAGAAGAAATAGAGGTTAGCGATGAGTAAGTTTCCGTTCAAACCAAATCCGCCCTACATTCCAGATCCGTATGTAATACCGCAACAGAAAGAGAAAGTTGATGAAATGAAAACACCGAAAGAACAAGCAAGAGATTACGTTTGGCACAACTACGGCGAAGGTGATTTTAATGAGTACAACTGGGACCGTAGCGCAGAAGAGATTTGGCTAGCTGGATACAAGGCTGCAAAGCAAGAGTACGAAGCTAAGATTCAAGAACTAGAAACACAGCTAGAGAACTGGCAGCACAATGCAGTACATGGAGATGAGGGATTATGAGTAAGACACCAGAAGAGATGACGGAATTATATAACAATGCCTTTGGCTATATCAAAGAACTTGTAAACGCCCCACGAGATGAAGTCGTACTTAACTCCAACTATTATCAAGGTTTTATGCATGGAGTTACGGCTTTCATGACATATCACAATGAATGGAAAGAAGGAGATGATATTGGTGAGTTTTTGTTGCGAAAGTGGCTAAACGTAAAGGATGAGCGAAAATGAAAACACCTGAACAGATGGCAGAGGACTGGATGAATGAAGAGTATGGCGATACTTCTCGTTGGCTACCCATGGGTAAAGAAATGTCCATTGATGCTTATTTGGCTGGCTACCAAGCCGCAAAGGATCAGCTTGCTGACACCAGCAAGGTGACGCCGCAATGGATCAGCGTTAAGGAGCGACTGCCAGAGGATGGACAAGTTGTTTTAGTTATAATGCCAAAAGGAACAGTGACGCTTGGCGGGATTCGTAAAAAAACACAAACATGGGATGTGTTTTTAGATATGGCAATTTGGACAGCAGAGCCAACCCACTGGATGTTGCTA